CTCCCCACCACTATTTGTGTAACTTCAAATGGTAGTTGTCAACAGACTAATTGCTACTTATGCAACGTTGTGCCCCATAATCCATGTCCAATCACTAAACCCGTAAGAATAACGGGTGTAGCAGGACCACTTGGACACGTAGGTGTCAAAGTCTTTGTCCTTATTGAACTCTATCGGAACACGGTTGAACCACTTCAAGTACATCTTGGCCATGCGGCTATCTAACACGAACCAGTTGTTGCTGTCCCCTAGATAGTCCCACACGATTATGTTGTACTTACCTTTGCTGAAATTCACGTTGTTTTCTGCTGTGTTCAGCTTCTGCGCGGTGTTGATGATTTCGTACGCAGTTTCCTCTAAGGTTGGAGGCACAACCAAAGTATCGGCTCTGGCTGTAATAAGATTGTCGGTTTCATCAGTGAACTGCCTCATAAGCAACCGAGTTGCCTCAATTGCAGTTTGAGATAGTGCTGTAGAACCGGCATTGCCAACGGTTGTAGCTGTACCAACTCTGGTATGAGCAGAGGAGCACAATGCCAGACCGTCACCACCTGCGAAGATGGTGGTATTGAATGCGTTATTAAACACGGTTGAACCATGTTTCTCGCGCGTTCTCTTGGCCACAAGGGCTAACTGAGCGGGCCTCTTGTTGATAATAGCATATTGATCATCATCAACGAGTTTCCTCTCAACTTTCATACCCTTGACCCACTCTTTGTGGGTGTAGGACACCCTGTACTGTTGCTTGAAATCATCGTACGGGATAGTCCCGGTAAACTCTTCCAGATCGCCAATCCCACCGATACTTAAATCATATTCGGTAGCCTTGCTTGATGTTTCAATACCAAACAAGCTATCCACTTGGCCTTCTGGGAGAGTGTATTCATCCATAAAAATTTTGCGTAATCCGGGATCAAGCAGATACCCAAAATTTTCGCTAACAACTATACCCATGGTTGCTCTCCTTTACGTCGTTTACTCTTGAATACCGAAGATGTGGTCCTTAAGCATGACCTTGTAATAAATCTTCGGCCCGTTGCTGCCTTTGACCAATTGCAGACTGTTTAACCCGTTGTGCATCTTAGGTGTCATAATTTCAAGACCAGCATCCCTATCAATTAGGGTTTCCAAAATCCTGATATTAGTTGCTGCATTGTAGGTCGCTTGACAGTCCCCAGAAGAAACCTTTAATGCGTTTGCTTCTAAGGGAAGGCTATACTTATTTGGTGCGGAAATTAAAACTACGGTATCTGCACCGGTACCGTTGGCCACTAAGGCTGAATCCATAGTACAGCTACCAGAGGCAGCCGCAGTAACTAACCTTAATGAACCTTTTACTCCTGCTGCTGACAGTGGGAAATACACAAAACAACCATCAATATCATCCTGTAACGAAGGAACTGTTAAGGTTGTGGTGGATGTTGAGGTAATTGCCACATCATCAGCTGCCGCTAAAGACTGTTCAACCATATAAACTGCTAATGGATTGATGATAGCCTTTATATAGCATGGCCCAGTAGTTGCTGCTGGGTTACTTGCAATGCTGGGTGAAGAACTAGTCGTCGCTGTTTCCAACGAAATGCCTAAGGCATCAATCGCTTGATTGGCAGCAGTTGCATTATACGCGGTAACAAAACACAAACCCTTATCAGCTCCTGAATCTGGATCTGTAGTACCAAGCATAACGAATTCGCCGTTGGCGATAGTTGCGGCATCATACGCAGGAACATCGCGGATGATTATTTCTCCACCTTCTAGATCGTATGACCATTTTGCCATGTGATTCTCCTTTTAAGTTTTCTCCCTATAAGCAGAAGATTCTACAATCTTCTGCCATTTCGGCTTTTTCCAAGCAGCATACGGATGATTGAAAGAGCCTGATATATCATATTGAAAAGGTATCCCACATTTTCGGCAGCGGTACCGTAGTCTGTGAGGCGTTACATTTTCAACAAAACGTATCGCTGTGCTCTCGCAAACGGGACACTTAAGAGTGCCCCTATATGCCCCTGGGTTATTATCCTTGGCGAATATACCCATTACTTATTCACCATATATTTTACGTATTCGGCTTCTGGTATTCTCATAGCCGACGCTGCTTTCTTCTGATCCTCAGTTAAAGTAATAGTTCCCTGAGGAGCAGGAGGTTGTGAAAATGCTCCACTAGGTAATGCTGATGCAAACTCGCCAGCCTGCATTCTCCGTAAGTATTCTGCTTCCCATTCCTGTTTGGTCCGAGCAACGATATTATCCATTTTCTGACCTTTGATAAAGTAATAAGCGGCTTCAACCATGCCCGGCCTACTTCTTTGTTCAATAGGCAAAGTCCGTAGATAAGTCATCACTTCAGGCCTAAAGTTATTGAAATCAGTATTCTTTACGGAAACTTCTCCTGCCTGCTGTTCAACTTGAGCATCCACATGATCACGCCACGCCATAGCTTGATAGATCTCTGCCTGAACCGCTTTACGCGGATCGGTTTCCCAGAGTTTTTCTAATTCCTGTTGAAATGGCTGAACTTGTTGCTGCTGTTGTTGCTGTTGCATTACAGGATTACCCTGTGAATCAAAGAGCACGTTGTTACCCATGATCCGTTTCATGGCTTCAACTTGCGCCTGTAATTGCTGACGCTTTTCCCTTTCCTCATGCAGAGCGGTTATGGGTACCGTTGTCCCCTCTTGCGCCGGGGCGGGCGATGCACCAGCTGGTTTCGCCGCTGGAGGAGGCGTAGCAGGCGGTGCTACAGGTGTTGCCGGTGGCGGAGTCGCCTGAAGTACCGCCGGTACCGGGGGTTTTGCAGGAGCGGGTGCCTGCACTGGAACCGCCGCTGGAGGTGCTACAATTGGTTCTAGCATTTTTCTCTCCTTGCACTTGATACGGTCAAGTGAACCGTACAGCCGTTAAAGGCCGCTGGCGCCCTTACTACTCATCTCTTTCTATTGTATCCTGCGGAAGCCTCTTGACTTCTTCCCAAACTCTAATCTGAGATTGAATATTGTCTAAATCTTCTTTAACACAGGTCTTTAATCTATTCAGCAATGGCTGAATTTTATTTTCATCTATCTCTTTAACTACCAACTCCCAAAATGGAGAACTATGAAGTTCCTTTGCTTTCTCAATATCCATTATGCAGGCACTCCTTCTTCTTCGGCTGGCGGGGGTCCAAGCATTTCCATCTTAATCTGATCTGGACTAGCTCCCTCTGCCATACGTTGACGGATAGAATCCTGTTGTTGAGGATTTAATCCTCCCGGCTTAACAACTGACGCTTGAGGCGGAGCAAGTAATTTAGCGACATCCTTAAACCCCATTAACTCTGCCATCCGTTTATTGATCTCAACCCTATTAACGGTTGGATCGTTAACCGTTAATTCCTTAAACCTAAGCAGTTGACCAATCTGAACTTCTTTATTAAGAGTTTCTGAAACACCGGTAGGTATAAACTGAACCTTAGATTGTATATCTTCAGCTCTGACTTGAACAGGTTTCTGTGATCCGTTAGCACTAGTAACCATAATCCATTCTGGAATAACCATGAATTGCTGTAACATACTTAAAAACATCTGAGCCAAAGAAGCAATAAAATCGCTTTCCATCTTCCTCAATACCGGTTTAAATCTTGCTCCGGCCGCGCTCTGAAGAAGATTGATACCCATAGCAGTACGATGCTGGCCTTCACCCGTAGGCATAAGAGGCATAGTAGCTCCGGTAGATTCTCTGAAATCAGCTTTTGCTATCTCCTCTTCCTTGTAGGACGAAGTCGTAACGTCCGGGATATCCATCCACCTAATTGATGTGGAGGTGTCTGATACTTTATGCCACTGACCCGGTTTACTAATTTGGAGTTTCTTGACGTTGATAAGCGTATCGTTTCCATTGTAGAATCCTTGTTTGTTAAGAACTAGGTCTACGTTATCTAGCCTTTGGTTAACAATCTTATTTAGTCTTTCTTGACACGGTTTACCGATTTTACCAATTCCAATACCGAACCAAGACGGATTAGGATCTTCAAAGAGAGTGATTTTACAATATGGAGGATGTTGATGATTATAAGGATTAGGAACAGCCCTGACCAAAACAGTCCTATTGATAACAATAATCCAGTAAGGCACAGCGCGCTTAGTAACTGACTTCCCATCCTTTTCATAAGTGTGATCCCACGGGCCCCAATATTGTAATAACTCATATTTCTCCTTATCCTTCAGATCATATGGCCTCCCCTTGTCATCCAATACAACACTCGGAATAGAAACCACTGATTGGGAATCTAAGGCGTCCTGCAACTTATCAAACTTGAATCTTGGATTTTCGGCTAATAATTTAAGATACTCAGCATCGCAGAATTGACGCCTAATCATTGGAAGTCCGTCATCAATGCGTAATTTAGCCGGATGAGGATAGATTTCAAAGAAGTTCACTGTCTTGCAATCAGGACGATTGGCTACCAAAGACAGATAACGTTCCATAGTTTGGGGATCAATTTGCCAAGCCCTATCCACTAACCAAGTAGCCTCAAGATATCCGGTTCCAAAGAGAGTGCATTGAGTCATTGACTTCAAACCCTCAATCGGAACATCAGCTATACGAAACTTATGTTCAATCATCCCCTTTATAGTAATGCCCTGGTCAGGAGTTGCTGGATCATAAGTCAAAACTTCAAAAGGAGCATCATTGGGGAATAAGGCTGAATGAAGGCGAGGAGTAATCGTTTGCTCAGCCTCAACTGTCATAGGAATATGAACAGCGTTCTGCCAATCATAAAACCGTTTTGGAGGTTTATTTGACCAATAATCATAAATCTGTTTGGCTTCCTCAAAACGGTCTTTTAAAGCAGTTTCATAGCGCTGAAACTCTCTTACAACAAAATCAATTTTAGGATCTCTACTTGTACTGTCCGGCATATTTCACCTTATATGGTAAGT